GTTGCAGAAGAATTGCGTAACTTAGCTAAAGAAATGGGAATCTTATTAGTGACAGCAAGTCAGTTGAATCGTAGTGCTGTTGATGAGATTGAGTTTGACCATAGTCACATTGCTGGTGGTATTAGTAAGATTAATACAGCGGATAATGTGTTCGGTATCTTTACAAGTCGTAGTATGCGTGAGCGTGGTAAGTATCAAATTCAATGTATGAAGTCACGTAGTTCGACAGGTGTAGGTATGAAAATTGACTTAGACTATGATATTGAGACAATGCGTATTAGTGACAGTGATCCTGATGGATATGCGGATCAGCAAGCAAAGTATCGTCCGGCGCCTAGTCCGACTGACATTATGAATCAAGTAAAAGCGCAATCTACACTAGTTTCTACAGAACCTATTATTGACCAAGCTACTGGGGAAATACTAGAATCACTGAATAAGAAGGTCGTAGTAGACGTTCAGGGTTCAAAACTCAAAAATTTACTCAACAGTTTGAAGAAATAAGACTAAATACTATATCATGCAAAAACAAACTCGCAGCCTTTTGGAAGAATTAGAGTCAATCGGTAATAACCGTGATACAAGTCACATTATTGAGAGCCGCGGCCATAACATCATTACTAGTGCAATTAATTTGCTAGAAATGATTAATAAACACTATACGCCTGAACAGGCTGAGATCCTAGAGCGCAAGCTATTAAGTGCTATCAAAAGCAAGGATCAGAGTAGATTTGCAAAGTCACTAAAGAAGAACAGTAAGAATGAGCCTATCTGAATCCCTAGCAGTATTAAAATCTAAGATTGATAAATTGTCCATTACAGAAGCTAAAGGACATTTAGACCATCCTGAAGATTTGATATTTTTAGACGGTACTCAAGGTGCAAGTCGTGCTGTTCAAGCAAGTGTAGATACAGTTAAAAATCCAGCGACCGTTACTATCAAGTGGGATGGATATCCTGCATTGATTTTTGGTCGAGGAACGAACGGTAAGTTTAGTATTATGGACAAACATATGTTCAATAAGAAAGACTTATCGGGTCGTCAAGTATTCAGTCCCGAGCAATTTGTTCAGTACGACCAAGCCCGTGGTGTTGACCGCAGTGGATTACATCAGTTAATTGCAGAAATTTGGCCAGGCTTAGAAAAATCAGACAGAAGCAAAGGTTACTACTGGGGTGACTTGTTATTCAGTCAGCCGCTACAAGACCAAAATGGTATGTACAAGTTCAAAGCCAATCCTAATGGTATTGCGTATACAGTTGAAGCCAACAGTGAAGTAGGACAATTGTTTAAAGGTAAACAAGCCGCTATTGTTGTACACCAGTTCATTCCCCCAAATGCCGCTACTACAGACGAAGCTTCACCATTAGACGGTGGAATTGGTAGTTTAAAGAACAATAGTAATGTAGCTATCGTCCCTGCTAAAATGCCTATCACTCCTAAACTAAAGATAAGCAGTAAATTAGTTAACAAAGCACAATCTGATATTAAGAAATATGGTCCTGCTGTGGATCAATTATTAACTACTGCCCCACAGGCAGCTAGTACATTCCGTGGATTATTCACAACCTATATCAATAAGAAAATTGTAGCTGGTGACTTGAATAATCTAGTAGACGGATTTATGGAATATTTTAATAGTCGCCCAATGACAGACGCTATGCGAACTAAGTTGACACAACATTTAGAAGCGAACAAAGAAGGACTAGTTGGTGCATTTACTATATGGGCTAGCTTATATCAATTAAAGATGGCTATTGTAGACCAACTCAATAAGGCCGCAGAAGCAAGCCCTGTCAAAGGCTATTTACAAGACGGTACACAAACCCAAGAGGGTTTTGTTAGTAACGGACTTAAATTTGTAGATAGAATGGGCTTTAGTCGTCAAAATCTAGCCGGAAGATAAGCCCAAATCCTGGATTTTTTTATATCAGGACTAAATATTAGTATGAATCTATACGATTCAAACTTTTTAAAGGAAAATTATCATGGCAGGATTTACAAGAACACACGGCGATGCACAACCAGTATTCGCAATGGACGTACAAAACGGTCCAGTAGCATCATCTACTGCGGCTGACGGCACAACTACAAACTTTATCGGTCCAGCAATGGACTTCTTCGGTTTTGACTTAGGCGCGGCTCCTACAACACAATTAGGTGTTGACGAGATGGTTGCACAAGTTATGACTTCAATTGAGCAATTAAGCACAGTTATGATGTACTCTGTATCAGCGCTACAGTAACAAACGTTGGTTTCCGTTTAGCTTCTACAGCTACAAGCGCAAGCTAATCAGAAGTTTAACTTCAAAGAAATCCGAGATTTATTCTCGGATTTTTTTTGCCTCTAAATATAGATATGAGTTTTAAAATAAGTTGCTACACATTATTTGATATCACCCAAACAGGTGTTATTAATCGTTCCAGACCAGGGGTAGAAGATGACCCTGAGTTATGGCTACACAAAAGAAATACACAGTGCAATTTTGACACAATCGTACAAGCAGTGTCACTACGTTCACAGCCTGAGGATATTACTACACCTAACTTAACAAAGATTAAGTTAAATGAGTTTGACAGTTTTGGTTTTCTGTTTGAAGAAGAAGATATTGAAATCAATTGCTGGACCTTTGATTTTACAGTACAACACGCTAGTGTATACAATGACGGTATAACTGAATTAGGTTCATTGTATTCAGACTGCGACCAAGTACCCATGATAAAAACAAATACGGCATGGAAGAAATTACCCGAATTTTTGGATAGCTCAGATGAACTTAGAAACATTTATTTTAAGGTGGTCGAAAATGATGAATGACATTGAATTAGAACGTAGATTCAATAGGATGATTGACTCCAGGGAACTGGACGATTTACAGGATATTTCTATTTTTGAAACATCTAAAGATAATTATGTTGTATTTAAAAATTACAATGTCATAAAAAAATCTAAAACAGACGTAGATGTATGTTTGATAAACGGCGATTTAGTACATTCATTTTCTAGTATGAGAAATGCTATTTGTTGGTGCATTTTTGACAAACGTGGTAAATATGTATTAGCTAATAGAATCATCACCCTAGATAGGGGTATATCTAACGAAGAAGTGCAAATAAACATTCATAATAATTTGTTTAAAAAAGCAAAGAAAACAGACGATAAATTGATATTCCTAGCTAAATTAAACGAAGATAAGTTCAGACGAAGCTCAATGTATCGTGAATTAGAGAGTTATGTAGGAGAATCTGACTACTGGCAACAGCATCAGTTCAGATTAAAAACCACACATTAAAGCCAAAAGTGATAAATACTTTATATTAGTCTTGGGACCCACAATTATGAAATTAACAGATTTTGACAAACAACCAGTATACAGTGCTCAAAGAGCATTGAAAGAACACTATGGTACATCCATTGATGTTAGCAGAATGTCTTATGCACAAGTCCGCACTATGCTAAGTAAAGTTCGCGGTTTGATGAGTGAATCAAAAGCATCAAACAAATTTTACGAGAGTACAGGAAACGGTTCATACATGAAACTAGTTTTCATGGAACAAGCATTGAGCAAGCAGTTTGCTTACTTGAGTACACAACGTCCACGTATCGTTGTTGAAAACGAAGAAGTAGAAAAGTCACAGACTATTCTAGCCGCACAAGATATGGTTGACTCTATCCAGAAGATGGTTGAGCAAGTTAGTGATATGATAGTTAAAGAACTACCAGCACTAGTTGATTCAGTTCAATCTGAGATTGGTGTTAACGAGAGTGCATCATTCAGTCAACAAGCATCAGAAGCATTGACTTCATTACAAGCCGCATTGACACAAAGTCAAACAACAATGAAAGAAGCTGTAAATGGCATTACCGGTCAAGGTGGTGCTGAAGCATTTGACGCAGGTGCTGATATGGGTGCTGATATGGGCATGGGCGGTCAAGAAGATTTCAGCATGGGTGCTACTGAAGAACTACCAGACGGTGGCGAAGAAGAAGTTGACTTGAATATGGATGTTGAAGAACCAGAAGATTTGGGTTCCGTCGGCCGCGCAAAAAGATAATATGAGACTCTTTGAGTTTGATACTAGTCCACTATTAGTTGGCTTGGTTGCAACGACCAGCCAACTAAAGAGTGAAATTGATTCTGGTAAAGTTAAACCAGATTGGACTGTTCCAGAACTCTTGCAATACTACAGAGATAATGATATCATTATTGATAAGTCAGATTTGTACAACATGATTAAAAATCCTCCATTGAACAAATACATTACCAACATACAAGCTGATAATGTAGTGTTTAAAGGACAAACAGAAGGTGGCGAACAAGCCCCTGATGAAAATAAAAAAGTTGTACAACAAATGGCTAAGCAAGCAATGAAATGATAACACTAACAACAAAAGCAAGTAACAAAGTACAACAGCAACTTCAAAAACGAGGCAAAGGCCTGGGAATTCGTATTGGTGTAAAAACTACGGGTTGCTCAGGCTTAGCCTATGTACTAGAATTCGTTGACGCACCTATCGAAGGTGATATTAAAGTTGATTGCGAGGGTAGTGTATTATTTGTAGATCCAAAAAGCAGTGCATACGTTCAGGGATTAGAAATTGATTTTGTCCGCAATGGATTA